GGTTACTTTCCCATAGTGTATGGGCAAGGGCAACCAATGGGAGCCTACTCCTCCTGGGCTATGTTAGCTTTAACGCATCATGCGATGGTCCAATGGGGTGCTTGGATGGAAGGCCATGTGGGGTGGTATGACCTCTACGCCGTCTTAGGTGATGACATTATCATTGCCGACGACGGGGTTGCTCGGCGTTACAGACAAATTTGTGAATGGTTTGGAGTCGAAATCGGCTTAGCCAAATCGCTTATATCCACAGGTCGTACTTGCGAGTTCGCAAAACGCCTCTTCAGAGATGGAGAGGATGTATCAGGGCTTCCTTTGAAGCTCTGGTCCGCTGCTCAGACGTCAATGTCTGTCGCGGCAATGCTGCTTGCAAGGTACACTGGGGCTACTATAGCAAATTTTGTCCGTGCGCTGGGGGTTGGTTTTAAGGGTGCCACTGGACTGGATAAAACCTGGGCCAAAATGCCTGGGAGATTGAGAGTCCTTATGGTATACCTTACCCATCCGCTTCATGACAACCGCTTCTCTTTCGGCGACCTGAGTCAGTGGCTTTATGCAGACGGCCCGAATCGTCGGTACGGAAGTACCGATGATAGAATGGTTGCTCAGCACCCATTCATAGAGCTGTTTGCACATAGTGTTGTAACACGATTACGGGATTTTATAATATCTCGTAAGCGGCTCATGGTGGGATTACTCCCACTACGAGATCCGACAATCATGGAACTTCACTATAAAGCCTGGACTCAAACCGTTGAATTGGAAGTGGATGTAGAAACGTTTGGGGATACCTTAGAAGACGCCTGGCACAAGTGGAAACGTCGGTCTACCAATAGACTGGCTGAGTACGGAGAGACATGTCTCAACCTACTGTCAAAAGCAGGAGGGCTTGCGCCGTTTGTACAAGACTGCGTATTTAGACGGCTCGTGGATACACCAGCATTCAATATGTCTAGTGTCTACAGAGACTGGGCCAAGATTCGAAAGTTAACTGTCACTGCTGACAGTAAGCCTAGAGTCGCTCAATTCGTTGAGGACCTAGTATCTGAAGATGACGACGACAGATGGGATGGTTAGGGAATCCAATGCCCTGATTACAAGGTCTTGGAAGACTTAGGGGGCGTCTTCCTTGATAGACTTGCCTCTCAGGGACCGGATGATCATGGAGGGTCATCCAACATAAC